CTCAGAGGTTGGCTGGGACGCATACAAGCGTGTAGCAGACGGCATTATGACAATGCTCCATAAGACTGGACTACTACACGGATACTCATTCAACTCATGGTCAGATGTTGTGACCTATGATGAGACGTTTATTCAAGAGTGGTTAGATAGTCCTCAAACATCTTTATACTACTCGCTTCAGGTGATGGGAGACACACAAGATAAGTCTAGTGCATACGCTGCGTTAGATGAAAATGATGTCGATGATTATTTGAGCGGAATACTTGAACCCATTAAATGCATAGGTTGTGAAGAATGAACCCTTATGATAAGTTATTACACAGGAAAAGAAAGTGGACTCCCGTTAAGCCCACGAAAGGAAAACTCTTGGAAGGAAGTGAAGAAGCCATCTACCGTGCTCTTGCAATACGTCACATGGAGCTTCCTGTTGGTTCCTTTATTACGGAAACCCTTAGTAAAGAGATTCCCGATATTGCTAGAACTTTGCTCGAATCAAACGTAAAGGATGAGGAGAGACATGACCTTGCTCTTAGCTATGTTGCCGATGTACACGGACTCGATGACAAGGCTGAGAGAGAGGCAAAACTATTACGTGATGCTTGGATTGCCCACCCAGATCACACCATTTTAAAGGCCTTAGTAGCTGAACGTGCTGTATTCTTTGTTATTTTACCTTTCAATCGCTTTTGTGGCGATGCTGCTCTTAGGACAGTATCGGCTGATATTTCCAGAGATGAGCAAATTCATGTCGCCTGCAATAGCTTGGTATGTGCTGATATGGGTTTACGCCCTAGCTCTTCTTTGGACAAACTTAGGAAAGCTACAATTAATTGGATCTTTGAACCATTAGCTGACATAGCACCTAACAAATATTTAAGCAGAAAGTTTTGGACGGATTCAAGTGACCGTCTAATGTATGAAGGTAAAGCCCCGCAGCTTGCCGAGACAAAGCGAGCTCGCATGCCCGCATTTTTTGAACATGCAAACACCAATTTACCCAAATACGCTTGACTGGGGACGCATTGAGAAAATCATAGATGAACTCGATGACCAGTTTCCAGACAAGTTTCCAGACCACAACCTATCAGAAAAAGAAATATCTTTTAGAGCTGGTCAACTATCCATTATACGATTATTAAAAGAAAAACTTAAAGGAGAATAATTATGTGTGTAGGCCCTATAGCTAATCTATTTGGAGGAGGACGATCAGCTCCACCACCTCCACCAACACCCGCTCCACCAACTACTCCACCACCCCCAATGCCTGTACAACAGGCTCCTACACCTATGCCAACATCTGCAACTCCAGCTCCTGTAGAGGAAGATGAGACAAAGAAAAAGGCAAAGGTTAGAGCTAAGAAAAGACCTGAAAAAGGTAGAGGTCAGAGAGGAACACAGTCACTACAAACACAGAAACCAGAGAGCGGTGGACTTCAAGGTATAAGTACACCACAAGGAACTAACACTGGTACATCTGGTGGCGGTGGCGGTGGCGGTTCATACGGAGGATAATGAAAAACGCACGGCAACGATACAATGAGTTATCGAGTCACCGTGAACAGTTCTTAAATGTTGCTTACGAATGTGCTGAACTAACCATACCCACACTGTTAATGAGAAACGAAGGTGATGCTTTATACAACAACTTCGTAACACCTTGGCAGTCAGTAGGAGCCAAAGGAGTAACCACGCTGAGTTCAAAGCTCATGCTAGGGTTACTTCCTCCTTCTACAAGTTTTTTCAAACTACAATTAGATGATTCTAAACTAGGAGTAGAAATACCAACCCAAGCAAAGAGTGAATTAGATCTTAGTTTTGCTAAGATAGAACGTATGATAATGGAGAGCATAGCAGCTTCTACAGATAGAGTACAGATTTTTGCTGCCCTGAAACACTTAGTTGTTACAGGTAATGCTTTGCTGTTTATGGGTAAAGATGGTATGAAAGTATACCCATTGAATAGATATGTAGTTGAAAGAGATGGTAGTGGAAACATAATTGAAATAGTAACTAAGGAAAGAGTTAGTAAAAAACTACTAGGTTTACCAGAACTGGATGAAGAGAATAGTCCTAACGATGATTCTAAAGGTGACTATAAAGGTACAAAGGATGTAGATGTATATACATGTGTCAAGCTATACAACAACGGTTGGCGTTGGCATCAGGAGGCTCAAGATCAAATCTTACCAGACAGCGTAGGTAAGGCTCCAAAGGATAAAACCCCTTGGCTCGCATTACGTTTCGTGACTGTGGACGGAGAAGATTACGGGCGTTCTAGAGTTGAAGAGTTCCTTGGGGACTTAAAATCTTTAGAAGCATTGATGCAAGCTATAGTTGAAGGTAGTGCAGCAGCAGCTAAAGTTGTGTTTACTGTATCACCGTCAGCTACAACAAAACCTGCAGCTCTAGCAAACGCTGGTAATGGTGCTATCATACAAGGTAGACCAGACGATGTAGGTGTTGTACAAGTAGGTAAAACTGCTGACTTTCAGACAGCGTATCAACTAATAAATATGTTGGAAAAAAGATTAGCTGAGGCTTTCCTTGTCTTAAATGTACGCCAATCAGAACGTACTACAGCAGAGGAAGTTAGAATGACACAGATGGAACTAGAAAGGCAACTGGGTGGCTTGTTCAGTTTGTTAACTACTGAGTTCCTAATACCATACCTCAACCGTAAAATGCACAGTTTAACTAGATCAAAAGAAATACCTAGTATTCCTAAAAACTTAGTTAAGCCTACTATTGTAGCAGGTATAAATGCTCTAGGTAGAGGTCAAGATAGAGATTCACTTATACAATTTATAACCACCATAGCACAGACTATGGGGCCACAGGCATTACAACAATATGTTAATGCAGATGAGGCTATCAAACGACTTGCAGCTGCACAAGGTATTGACATACTCAACCTTGTTAAGAGTTTAGAAGAGCGTAATGCAGAGCAACAACAAGCTATGCAAGCACAGCAGATGCAGTCGATAACAGACCAAGCTGGACAATTAGCAGGGACACCTTTGATGGATCCATCTAAAAATCCAGAAATAATAGATGCTCTAAAAGCTGGAGCTAATCCACAACCACCACAATAACTATGGCAGAAACAATCCGCTACGACACATCAGATGATCCTGTAGTAGCAAATGAAATAGCAGAAAGAGAAGCTGAGTCTTTAAAAGTAGGCGAAGAACTTATGGCAAAGCAAGATAAAATGCTTGCTGGTAAGTACAAGAGTGTCGAAGATTTAGAGGCAGCTTACACTGAATTACAAAAAAAATTAGGCGATCAACCTGCAGAAACAGAGGCTGAGGTTGAGCAAGAAACAGAGTATCAAATGTACTCTGACGATGGCTCTGTAAACTATGATACAGCTAGTGAGTTGTATGGAGATCAGTTAGGCAGTCTATTCAAAGAGAATAACATTGATCCGTTTGCAATGAATAAATACTTTGCAGAGAACAATGGTACTCTAAGTGATGAGATGTATAACGAACTAAATACAGCTGGATTGTCTAAAGAAATTGTAGACCAATATTTAGAAGGTGCTCGCACTAAGACAGGTATAGGTGCTCAAGGGCCAGTGTTAACAGCAGCTGAAATAAGTGAAGTCAAAGGTCTAGCTGGTGGAGAGGAAGGCTACCAATCTCTTATGGATTGGGCTGGTCAAAATCTTACCAAAGAAGATGCTAAGAACTATGATGATGTCTTAGCTACAGCTAACAAAACAGCTATTAAATTTGCAGTAAAAGCACTTATGGGACAATACGAGGATTCACAGGGACGAGATTCTAAAATAGTTACTGGCAAAGAGTCATCTACTGAAAACTACAGAAGCATGGCAGAGGTTGTCAGAGACATGAACAAACCAGAATATCAAACTGACGAAGCGTTCAGAGATGATGTTCTAAGAAAACTATCCGCATCAAACTTAAAAGTATAGGAGCTTAATTATGCCAATGGGAAAAGGAACTTACGGAAGTAAGAAAGGTAGACCACCCGCAAAGAACGGTAAGAAGATGAGCAAAGGTTTATCTAAGTTACCAAAAGCAGTACAAAAGAAAATACTCGGTAAGAAGAAGTAATGGCTCGCAAGAAAAGCGTAAGTCTGTCTTTAGGTCGAGGTGAGAAATCCCGCAAGGGTGGGCTTACTGCTAAGGGCAGAGCTAAATATAACCGTGCAACTGGCTCCAACCTCAAGGCTCCACAGCCTGGGGGT